AAAAGCAGCAGAGAACTGCTGTATTTTTTGAGCCCTATCATTGAGCTGACCTAAAGCCTTACCAGCAGCAGCAGCTTGAGCACTAAAAGGACCAAATCTTTCTAGAGCTTGATCTAATCCTATTTTGGCAGCAGCTATAGCAGTTTTTAACTTAACAAAAGATTCACCAGTACCTGTGATCCCAGATTGAATGGTTTTTAATTTACCTTCACTATTGCCAAGATCAATCGTAACTGGAATCCTTATTTCTGCCATTTTATTTTATTTTGTGGGCTTTTAAAATTGCCTCATAATTCGCCTTGGCTTCCTCTGGTGTATCTCCCCATACTTTATTAACCGCTTCTTTAACTGGTCCTATTTGCCATATCTTATTAGGATCATTAGCTTTGCCTCCAGCTATCTTATAATTTATCCAACCTAGATTACGAATTACAATCTCATCATTCTGCCTCTTATCAAAATAGCCCTGAAAAGCTAAATAAACGCTCTCAGGGCTACTTTCGTAAAATGCACGTTCAGACCATCCAATGTGTCCAAGTGCTATTTTATGGGCTTCTTTGACGTATTCGTCTGCTTTTTTTTTGTTTCTGTTTCTTCTACAACCTGACTAGCTATTAAAGTCTTGTAAGTCTGAGTAGCTTCAAAGCAATCTTTAATCTTCAGCAGATCCTCCATGCTTATTAATTCTACCCAATCACACACTTTTTCAAAGTCAAAGTCAGGCTCTTCCCTCTTCACATAGCAGTTCGCCAGTAAACCAGAATAAACTAAAGCATAGCCATAAGTAGCCGCTAAGTTGTTATAATCAAGATAAGTTGTCATAGTCATGACAGCCATTTGATTAAATTTCAATCCCCTTGGCTTATCGCCAATGGTAATAGATATATAAGACATAAAACTAATTTACTAAGCAGTAACAGCCTTGGTGATAGTTCCGTAAACTCCGATTTCACCAGAGAATGTACCTGGAGCATCCTGAGCGAAAACTTCATCAAGTTTGCTAATAAAACCAGTACCAGTATAAGTAATGTCACCTGTAACTGGACTAACTGGAGCCATTTTCCAATAAATAGTATCTATTGCACTCCATGAATCTTCTAGAACATCAAGAGATACTGTAGATCCTGAAGGATCTAACATTATTTGACCTTCAAAAGTTACACCATTACTTTGAGTTCCAGGTAGTTTGTCTGGACCACATTTAGTGTTAGCATCGATGGTGTTAGTTGATCTAGTAATTGAATTTGAGGTAAGACATACTACTGTATCGTAAGTAGTTCCACCATCATCAGAGATTAACAAAAGATAATCGTTTCCTGAAATTTTGTGTTGAGCCATAGGGTTGTTTTTTTATAAAATTAAGAAATATCTTGAGATTGATAAATAATATGTTTGAAAATTATGTAACGACTGATATAAGCTTCATTTGCATTCAATGAAAAATTTTGAACAGAGTCTGAAACTACCTCTGTGGACAATATTTGTCCTCCTGAGATTACTAGGTTGTCATGCTTATTAGGATATACCTTATCATAAACATCCCTAGCAATAGTATCAGCATTAAGACCTCTGTTTACTATGTCTGACTTAGTGTGAATTTCTACTGTTATAGTTGTCGAAGTATCAGCTGTATTCTTAGTTGACAAGTCACTTGAGTCTATAGATCTAAAAACTATATAATTATCAGGAGTTACCGTTGGAGGCAATGTCTGATAATATACTGGAATCCCAATATCACTAAGAGCTGAGTAGTAAGCTATCCTTAAAGAGTAGTTAAGATCTATCATTTTTTATAAATTCAGCTAATTTCTCAGCTATTAAAGGATAATTTCTAGTTATTGCAGGATAAAGAAATGGATGAGCCGGAACTCTGCCCTCACCATTTCCTTTAAATTGTTGGGCTAATGACTGCCATTCAGGCTCCAAGCTTGTAACATACTTAGCAGCATAAGGACCAGTTCCAAACTCCATATAAGCAGCGTAATCCACATTGCAAAAGAAGGTAACAGTATTGGTAGTTACTATCTGAGCTGCATCAAATCCTATCGCTGATCTAAGTCTTCCAAAATTAACTGGAGCCAATCTCTTAGCATCATTGTCAACTTTGACAGCATACTTTTGAAGAGCATAAGAACAAGCCTTTTTCAACCTCTCAGGACTTACTTCTTTTAAAGAGATTTGTATTCCTTTAATATCAGACATATTGTATTATGGCTTTTTCATCTAAATAAAAAGGTGAACCAAAAGTAAACTTACCTAAAGATGGCTCATACAATACCTCATCAGGCTGAGGACTGCCACTAAATAACAAAGCCTTGGCAGCTCCATCTTTAAACACTCCAAAAACAGTCTTATTGATTAATGAATTGTCATCAAAGAAATACTCCCCTCCAACACCAGTATAATTAAATAAGTAAGCTGGTCCACTTGGAGTAATTATCCCTCCCACTACTACTTGTAAGTCAGAAACCTCGCCATATATTATTAAGAACCTTTTCTTAATTATGTCATCAGGACCTAGACTCTTAATTATATATCGCTGATTCTCGAATACAAATGTAGATTGAGAAGTAATTAAAGGATCATATCTAACAATCACCTGGATGTCGTACTTCCAGTCTATCTTAGATTCTACTAATTGAAGTCCACCAGATCCACCAAACACCTTAGCCCATGAATAAAAAGAAGAACTTAAAGTCTTAATGTTTCCTCCCCCAGCATCTTGAGTATAAGACCAATTTTCAAATATTGGCCTCGCATTTAATTCACCTATTTGATAAACTTCTTTATACACGCTTAAATGGTTGTAGGATTTGTACTGCTATTGGACTCATTGCCTCTTGGCTGTCTCCCCTATTTTCAAATAAATATAAAGCCTGACATTTAATGGCTGTTTTAAAGTTTTCAGGACAAACAGCATAGCCACCCTGATAAATCGCTTTTAAGGTCATAAAGGGAGTCAAGACTTGCTTAAATTGTGTTCCCTGTACTTCGCAGTCTACTACATCACCATCTTGATTGTAGAAGTCTGTAATCGTTCCTATTGGACCATACGGTAAATAAGTTCCACCATTGTAGTTATTAAAAAATGCAGTTATTTCTCTTTGTACTAAGCTTTGACCTACATATAACTCACATATTTCCCTAGCTGCTGAGATTAAAGCTGTAAGAATAGCATCATCTGTAGATCCTGAAACTTTGGCAAATTCTTTGAGTTCACTCAAGGTAACTGGCTCCGTTACTACAGCTTCTCTTTGTACATCAGTAATTTGATTATAACTGACTCCAGTAAAGATGTCTGAAAGCTTATCTACATTTTTGTAAAAGTCCATAACTAGAATTTAAAAAAGCCCTACCCACAATAGGTAGGGCCTTATCATTGATAAAACAAATTAGCTAAATGATTCTAAAGATAGAACAGATATAGCAGCTGGATCAAGTACAGCAAAACCTACTGATGCCTCGATACGAGCAGTGATTTTGTTAACCTGAACATTGTTATCATCTTGATCAAAGAACTGAAGAGATAAACCTTCAGACTGGATGATTTCAAAGAAACGAGTATCACATATGATAGCCTCATCTCCACCAACCCAAGATGCAACATAAACTGGAACACCACATACTATAAGCTGACCCATTGGAGAAATAGTAACCACACCCATTGGCATAGTGAACTCTCCGCTAGTAGATGCTTTGTAAGTAAGGATTTTAGCCCAAACAGCACCATCAACTACGATAGCATTTACATTGTATTTAGCTTTTCTCTGAGCTCCGATAGTACGGATGATATTAGTAAGAATATCAGTTCCAGTAGTATCAGTTAAACCAGTTGCAGCAGCTATAAGAGCTTGATACGCTTTCGTATCTTCTCTGTTGTAATAACGCTCAGGCAACCAACGACCAAGATAAGCTCTAACAGCTGGGAAGTTTCTTAACATCTTGCGAGAAATCTTCATGAATCCAGCAAGGTAGTCAAGGTTAACAGTCACCTCAGTTAAGTCCTCATCTATTTGAGCTTTAGAAACGTACTCATACTTTTGGAAGTCGATAGTACCTTCTCCTTGGCTATGACGATAGAAATGATAAGAATCGCTGTCAGATGGAGTTATAGCAAAGATGTTTCTAACGTGAACCATCTCAATAGGAGCTGGTATCAAACCATCTCTGTAAGTATTAGGAATAGCTCCAGTCAATGAATTAGCAATAGAGAAATCACCAACAGCTTTGATGTCAAACTTAGACATTTTGTTTTTGCCATCTTTCATGATTTCAGCCTTATTGTCATCCATTGTCTTTACAATTACATCGGCAAGAGTAGCTGGATTAGACTTATAACCTTTGAAGCTATCAGCTTTAACTCTAGACTGCATAAGATCGAAAGCTTTGATAGTTACATCAAGATTCTCTTTTACAGACTTAAAGTCTTCAGCAGTTACTTCAGGCTTCATGTTCTTAACTGATTCAATGCTCTTATTTACTTCAGATAATTTCTCATCTAAGTTTTTGCCTTGAGCTTCGGCTTTTTCGTTTAGGTTAGTCTCTAGAGCAGCTTTTATATTGTTAAGCTCTCCGAGGATACCTTCTTTAGTAATTTCCACGTTTAGTGTTTTAGGGTTTTTAAAAATTGATTACTTAGTCCTTTCCAATCTATCGGCTCGGTTGATTGAGTAGGTTTACCTGGCTCCTCAATGAGTGATTTTATGTTGATTATTTGTGACTCTATTTGTTTAAACTTCTCATCGGTAAAATTTCCTTTAATCAAGGAAAGATTTAACCATTCTAACTGATCTAATAAATCATCTGACTTAATAGCTAACATCGGAGTATCAGGATTAGCTCCCCATGCTGTTAATGTAGAAAACTCCCAAAGCTTCCATTCTGTTACTTTGCGAATATCATTCTCTATTGTAAACTTAATAGGATCTACACCGATACTATGCTCCAAGGTCTTACCATACTCAGCGTATAGTTTATAATCTTCATAGATGTTGCGACCTAAATCCTTATTAAGGTTTAATTGTGCAGTAATCTGAAGGTATTGTGGAGTTTCTACTCCTTGAATTGGAACACCTAGAAGCTGAGTAGTATCGTGATTTAGAAACCATTTAAGCCTATCAAAGTTCTCTGATAAGGTCTTAGAAAAGGATCCTTGCATAGATATATCACCCTGAGAATCTATATTCCCAAAAGCATTAGCAGCTATAACTACTTGCCCTTTTTGGCTTACATCCTTGATTTGTGACTTATAGTTTTTAAACATTCTTTACAAAATTAATAATACTAAATTATTTAGACTAAATTATTTAGACAAAAGCTACCACACACCTACAATTACACACCTCACCAGGACCAGCTCCATGAGTTCTATCACCAGGCTGACTTAATCTTCTCGTTATTCCTTTTGCATCTACTACATGGAAAAGCTCATTCATCCCAACTATTTGACCATCTAACTTTATATGATCTCTCCTAGTCCTGCTGTCATTAGTAGCTATCCACTCTTTCTTAACTTCTATATTTAAGTCTTTAGCATTAGCAACAGCAGCTGAATTAGCTGAACTTATTACCTCAGTCCTTGCTATTAATAATGCTCTACTTGATGTTAATTCAGGACTCTTTAATCTTTTAACTATCTCCTCAAAACTCCATCCGTTAATAGTTCCTAAATTAAGAACTGTTCTTATTTGATCTATTGTGGTCTGAGTAATGTTCTCACTCATGTTAAGTAAGTCAGGTCCATATAAAGCTCTCATTAAATCTATTATCCTTTTGCTGAAACCTAAAGGCATCCTAGCCTTTTTAGAAGCTAGAAACTTTCCTGATGTCCAAGCCCATTGAACTGATACATCATTTACAAGCTTTTCTAAGGCATTTACTATAGGCTCTGAACTTATAGAAGAAACTCTTCCTGTCTTAATGTAGGAATCTATCTGAGTCCTTAAAGCTCTGTTTAAAACCTTAGCATATTTACCCTCATTGCGTTTAGCAAATCGATTGAAATCATTCCAGTATTGACTCCTATTTGACAAGTGATGGTCCGTTTAATGAATAAATATTTAATTTCTGAGCTACCATTTCCCTTACCCTTTCCCTCATCCATTTGTTTTTTGCTTCCTTAACTGGACATGATTCTAAAGGAATCTCTTTTTTGATTGCTTTTTCTAAAGCTTTTAAAATATTATCTGACATAATCTCTAAGCTCATTTAAGATAATCTTGAGTTATAGGCAAATCTGGAGGTATTACTAAATCACCTAATAATTGATAGCCTTGTTTAATTA